CGTACTGTGACTTTTGCCATAAAGCTAGGTCTTTGTGCGAAGATAGAGGACTGCCCTACACTTACTACGAAGTAGGAGTTGATGTAGATGTTAAAGAATTTGCAAGACTTTTCCCCTACAAGAAAACAGTACCACAGATTATGATTAATGGTTCGTACCTTGGTGGGTTTGCAGAACTAAACGCAGAGCTAACACTTACAGGAGATTAAAATGTTAGAAGCAATAATTAAGAAACTAGAAGGTGAAATCGCTATGGCAGAGGCAAACATAAATGTTTATCTAAAGAACCCTGCAGGTATAGGAGAGCATCCAGATGTTGCAGAGGCTATCGAAAGTCAGATAGAAAAGATTGCTGCAGCACACGAAAAAATTCAGACTATAGAACAATACTTTTAAAAATACTTCTTGACTTTATAAATATAATTTTGTATAATTGTATTGACGGTGGGAAGTACCTGCTCTCTCACATGGTTCCTCTCTCCCTTCCCACCGTCAATTATAGGAGAAGATATGTCACATTTACTTTGTAATATGCACAACCAAAAGGTATACGTTAGAAAAGAATACCTATATGATTTAGAAAAAGGACATGGAGAATTTGTTGAGGGGCATTGGGTAACAGCTAAATCAATTCCTGGTCGTGCCTTTTATTTTGAAACATACCTTCCTGAATATGGTGCGCTGTATGATAAGCTGCCCATTTCTGCCTTTGTATCAGAACCTAAAACACCCTATCCAGATTTAGATTTGTCTGACCTACAGTTCTGGAATTGTATGGACTATGGTGTTACTTCTATTTATAAACAGTTTATTGGAAGTATGGACTTTGAAGTTTTTACTAGGAGTGAAGAAACCATACATGGTACATACATTTGTACGCTAGATAATTATCACGTCTCTACAGACGAGATTGACTACAGCACTTCAGAGGTTCCAGAAGAACATAAATCATTTAATCTACTTGAACTAGATAATGGGCAGTACTGTCTTTATCCCAACAATCGTATGCGTGTATATGATAATTCTCTAACACCACCAACTCCTAAACAACCAGACTTCAAGGTGTCAACAGAATATTATCAGGTTGAGAACGGCTATACCTACAGGCTGGGAGATACTGACGAATATTTTTGGAAACAATCAGATGCACAAGATTAAACCAGTTATTTATGTTGGATATGACTTAAAAGATCACAGAGCTTACGAAGTTCTGGCGCACTCTATTAAAAAGTATAATGATAAATATAATATTATTCCTCTTATGGAGCCTACTCTACGCCGCATTGGTTTGTACCGTCGTAGCTATCGTGTATTTCCCCATGATCCAAAGCAACGATACGATCAGTTCGATGGCAAACCTTTTAGCACTGACTTTACATTTACTAGGTTCCTTGTTCCTGCTCTAAATCAATATCAGGGGTGGGCGTTGTTTATGGATTCCGACATGCTGGTACGTGCAGACATTGACGGAATCTTTAAAGTATATAATGACAACAACTGTGCAGCATACTGTGTCAAACACAAGTATTCCCCACCTGAAGGAACAAAGCTGGACGGTGTAGCACAGACACGTTATCACAGAAAGAACTGGTCTAGCTTTATGTTATTTAATTGTAGCCACCCAAGTAATCTTCAGCTTACTGTAGATGCAGTTAACTTGCAATCAGGCTCATGGCTGCACTCTTTTGGATGGCTTATGGACGATGAGATTGGTTCTATCCATCAAGAATGGAATTGGTTGGATGGACACTCTGATCCTAATATAGAAGCAAAGAATGCACACTTTACTACAGGTGGGCCGTGGTTCCCAAACTGGAAGCCAGATCGTCCTATTGATGAAGCCTATGCAGAAGAGTGGAAAAAAACAGAACAAGAAATAGAAACACAACTTATACTAGAGAGTTTGTAATGGAATATACTTTTGTAACTAGCTTCCGAAAAGAAGACTACGATGTTTATGCAAAGAAAATGCTGGAGTCTGTGGCTGAAAAATGGAAGCCAGATGACTTCCGATTGGTTGTTTATCTTGAGGGGTACAAAGATACAAACGGCCTGGTTCAGTCGCCACAGATTGAGTATCGTGAAATAGAAAACATTGATGCACGTTCTTCTTTTATTAAACGTAACTCAGATAAGAATGGTCGATTTGCTGAAGCACCCTATAACTATAGGTTTGATGCAGTACGATTCTGCCATAAAGTATATGCCTATTCTGATCTCGCCTTTCAGCTTATTGAAGATGAATACAAGGGCTGGCTTGTCTGGTTAGATGCTGATACAATTACAAAGAAAATGTTTAAAGCAGAAGATGCTGCTAAACTCTTGCCTTCAAATGCAGACATTGTTCATTTAGGCAGGATTGATATTGACTACAGTGAAACAGGCTTTGTTGGCTGGAACATGAGTATGCATAATGCTGCCTCACTTATTGTAGACATTCGTGGAGCATACGACACAAACGAAATCTTTGGATATCGTGAGTGGACAGACTCTTTTGTATTTACTCGTTTACTAAAAATATACGAGGCACATGGTGCAAGAGTATGTAATCTGTCAGAGGGTGTACGTGGGCTGGCGGTCTTTGAACAATGTATACTGGATGAATACTTTACCCACAATAAAGGTAATCTAAAATATAATACCACCTCTCCTGACGTTACGGGGCCGCAACGATACAAGAAACTTGCTGACCTGGTTCGATACTATTCAGAAGGTAGAGACACATTTACCATTGTAGAAACAGGAACATGGAATGGTGGTCGTGCCATTGAGATGGCTCTTGCTGCATTTGAAAATGTAGATAAGGTACACTATCGTGGTTTTGATTTGTTTGAAGAAGCAACAGAAGAGACAGACAAAGAAGAACTAAACATTAAACAGCACAACCTTGAAGAAGCAGTCAATGAAAGGCTGCGCCAGTTCTCTGACAAGATGACAGAGAAAGGCAAAGAGTTTAGCTGGATGCTGAACAAGGGCAACACAAAGGACACACTGAAAAAGTCCCGACTTGATGATGTAGACTTTGCATATATTGATGGCGGTCACTCTTATGAAACTGTTGCTAATGATTATAATTATCTTTCTAATGTTCCTGTTGTAGTCTTTGACGACTTCTATACAAGAGACGGTAAGCCTGTAGAAGAAGAAGACCATCAAGGTATTATTAGTGTCTTTACAAACATCGAAGGAAAAAAGAAAGCAATTATTCCATCAGAAGATAGAACTGCTTTTGATTCTACTGTACATCTGGCTGTTGTGGTAGACAAAAAAGAAAAAGATATTCCCAGTAATTTACTGCGTGTGCCTATTGTTGTTAAACCAAAAGACTCTATGCCTTCTGATGATATTCAGAATAACATTAAAGAAAATATTAAAAAGATTAAAGACTTTGACTGGGTTAAAAACTACAAGGCTACAGATGAACATGTAATTATTGTGTCAGGCGGTAATGTAAACTTTATTGAAGTAAAACGCTTAATAAAAAAACACAATGCCAAAGTGTTCTGTGTAAAACATTCCTATCCTCGTCTACTAAAGAATGGTATTAAACCATTTGGATGTGTCATTCTAGACCCTCGCCCACTAGAGGGGGAAAGCACACACGGATTTATACGTAAGGACTTGTTTAAAACAATTGATCCTAGTACATTGTTTTTTATTGCCAGCATGACAGACTTGTCTGTTACAGATTATATTCTTGAACGCACAGATAATGTTCTAGGGTTCCACGCCTTTACTGATGCAGTCCGTGACATGTCGGTTACTGACAGTGTTAAGATCAATGAAAAGCTTGGTATCAAGAAGGGTGAGGTATTAATCTCTGGCGGCACATGTTCTGCCACACGCACACTGGGTCTTCTAGATACCATTGGTTATAGGAATGTACATCTCTTTGGTTTTGACTGCTCTGTTCCTGAAAAGGTTGCAAAGAAAGGCAAAGAAGAACTAGACGGCATGGGCAATCCTAAATACATCCACGTTGAAACGGGTGGTATTAAATTCTGGACAACAGGTGAACTACTAGCCTTGGCACAAGATTTAGAAAAGCTTTTTGAAAAGAAAGATATTGGACTCAACATTAAGTTTTATGGTGATAATACTCTTGCGTCTCAAGTCTTCAAGCAGTCTTACTATAACGAAAGTCTTGCCTCTTTTCAGGAGTTTCTAGATGGGCGTTCTTGAAAAAGAAAAGTGGGAAACATTTGCACAGAACTACTACATCAGTAGGAACGCTACAAAGTCTGCTGTTGCTGCAGGATATAGCGAAAGATCTGCATACAACCAAGGTCACGAACTTCTTAAACGACCAGAGATACAAGAAAGAATAGAAGAACTAGGTAGCGAAATAACAACAGATGTAGATGTTATATCTGAATTAGAAAAACAATACGAGGCTGCGAAGTCAAATGGTCATGGACAGACGGCACTAAAAGCTCTAGAACTTCTGTCTCGTGTCAGAGGTAACAATCAAGAAGACAATATACCAGATGACTTAGATACTCTCGAAAACGAAATAAAAAATTGTATTAAAATTATTGGTAAAGAAAAAATATATTCTATTTTAATTGAAACATTTCCAGAGGATTTTGAAGATGATAATGACGGTAGCTAGTACACTCTGTTATCTCTCGCTACAGGGGGTAACAATGTCATATATGAACGGTCGTCCTGCAACTCTTGTTCGTAGATGTACCTATGAGTGTCAGGATAAAAAAAGAACAAAGAAAACACATCAGATTTACTATGATGATCGCTGCCCCAAAATCATTAATAAAAATGTTAGGTCACTATACTATGGAAGATAAAAATAAAACTGCTTTTGTAACTGGTATTACTGGACAAGATGGTGGTTATTTAGCAGAACTACTTCTTAATAAAGGCTATCAGGTGCATGCCTTGTACCGCCGAACATCTCACGACGGTATGACACGTATAAAGAATATTATCAATCACGATAATCTACATCTACACCACGGTGATCTTACCGATACAGGCAGTCTTATCAAACTCTTTGATACACACATATTTAATGAAGTATATAATCTAGCAGCACAGTCTCATGTACGTGTGTCTTTTGATGTACCAGAATACACGGCTGACGTGGACGCTATGGGTGTTTTAAGGCTCCTGGAGTGCATTCGTACACTAGGTATGGAAGAACATACCAAATTTTATCAAGCCTCTACATCGGAGCTATATGGGAAGGTACAGGAAACACCACAAAAAGAGACAACACCCTTCTATCCACGTTCTCCCTATGGTGTCTCCAAACAGTTTGCCTATTGGATGGTAGTCAATTATCGTGAAGCATATAATATACATGCTTCAAATGGTATTTTATTTAATCACGAATCTCCCTATCGTGGCAGAGACTTTGTTACACAGAAGGTTGTGAAGGGTGTTGTAGATATACAAAACGCCACGACCAACTACATCAGTGTAGGAAATCTTGACGCTAAACGTGATTGGGGACATGCAAAAGACTATGTCGAAGGCATGTATCTAATGGTACAACAGCCCAAGCCTGATGACTATGTACTAGCTACAGGTAAGCTACACTCTATACGACAAATGATAGAGAAGTGTTTTGATTATTTTGATAATAAAATTACTTGGGACGGCGACGGTCTGGATGAAGTAGGTGTTGACAAATACGGTGATGTTGTTATTCGTGTTGATCCTAAATACTATAGACCAGCAGAGGTTGACCTTCTGTGTGGAGATGCAACAAAGGCTAAAGATGTACTAGGCTGGGAGCCTAAATACACCTTTGACGACATGCTCGAAGAGATGCTTGATTCAGCCCTTAAGTTTTCCGATTGACTTCAAGCCAAAGCTGGCAGCTATGCTGGCAAGGATACCCCAAGATAGCCATTCAGGACAGTCTTCACGTAGGAAGCGAAAGCCATCCTCAATATAGGGCTGTAGTGCAGGAACGAAACAAGCAAATATCAAAAAGATAAAGGTTAAAGTCCATGCCTCGTCTTTCCACGAGTCTGCAGAGGCAGACATAGCTGTCTCTTCCCAACTTGCATCAGACTGTACCTTCTTTGTTTTAGCCTCAATCTTGGCAACCTCTAGTGCTTGCTTTGCTTTAGCCTTTTCTGCACGGTTAGCCATCCACTGACCAGCTAGATTAGCAATTGGTGTTAGAAATTGTATCATTACTCTTCTCCTGATTCCATCATACGGGCAAGCGTGTAGGCTCTTGTCTTAACTTGTCTAGCCCACTTGCTGTCTAGCATTTCTTTTGCAGCCTCTACGTAATCTTGGTTGTCCAAAGCTGCCCACATTCTTTTAAACCCTCGTAAACGAGGAAGGCCGACATTGAAAGCCATGTCAAGAAGAACCCTAATGCGAGTATCGTTAAGGCTGCTAACAATAGGAAAACTTTGAACAAGCTCTCGCTCAACAATTTCAATATCGTTGTTGCACAGATAACGAGCTTCTTCTTCAGTAACTCCTCTGTCCACGAGGTTGCGCCCAATACCGATTGTTTCAATACCAAGACTATCTTTGTATACTTTAAGTTCCATTCCTTCATGTTTAATTAACTGGTCTACCAGCCTTTCCTTATCGTAGTTCATTCTAATCTTGCTCCTGCATATTCTTGATAAATTCTAAATAAATCTTCATCAGGTCTGTATTGGTCTAATACAAACTGAGACTTAGTTCTTTTCGGCATGTAAGGGGCAAATGTATTATTCATAGCCTGTGACAAAGAGGCTAAGTTTTGAGCAGACTGATCTCTTTTAAAATTTAATCCTCTGTAAAACTCTCTATTAAAGTCATCCCCGTACAAAGCCCTCATCTTTTTTGTTAATGCCCTTACTTCCTTAAGACCCTCCGCTTTTACTCTCTGCGCCTCTACCATCTTG